TCTCCAAAGTCTGCTGGGGCTTTTGCTGCACCATCTATAAAGTTTACTTCTGCTAGGTAGCCATCAAAATAATTAGCATCTGTGCCACCAATTGAATGTGATACGGCTGAACTCCAAACTAAATCATAATTTTGGTCTGGATATGTAGCTGCTGAAAAACTTGTAACTTGTACACCATTTACATATAGTTTTGCTCTATTTGCTGCTGTACCTTGAGTGGTATCTAAAACAAACATTATGTGATACCAAGATGAATGGTCACGAAAAACTTGGGTTGTTACTAAATTTAATCTAGTGCTTCCATCGTTAGCAAATATTCTTATACAATCTTTATTATCACCACTAAAAGAAATATAGTTATTGCCATTAGTATCTAAAATATTTTGATAGTCGTATTGAGAAGAAGAATTATCACTTGTGTTTCCTCTTTTTAACCATACGCTGTAAGTAAATGTTTTACGATTACCAGCACTTGAAAAAGTACGAGTTAATTGTTCAGCACTATCATCATTAAACCTAAGACTATTAGTTATTTCGTAGTCACCACCAGTAGGTGACATAAATTGTGAAGCATCAAAAGCCATATTTAAATCCTATGCGAAATCTAATTGTGGAGTACCTAATAGTATCTTTCCTGCTGCTTGTACTACATAAGGAAGAATATCAACATCGGCTGCACCAGAACTTAAAGTAATTCCTGCATTAGCAGGTGTAAAGAATTGATCTCCGTGTCCTAAAGTTCTACCACCAGTACCATCTTGTATTAATACAATAAAACCAGACTGTCCTACAATCTCTGTACTAGGGTTAACTAATACAGTATTGCCTGTAAGCGTTAATACAAAGTTATTGTCTGCACTAAAGTCTAGTGTTACATTACCTGTGTTAGATGTATCTGTATTTGTTCCTGCAACTGCACTACTTGAAACTACTAAAGCGCCTGTCATAGTGCCACCACCTTTAGGTAATGCATTAGTAGCTAATGTACTAGCAGCCGCAACATCTACACCATCAAAAGTAGAGTTTGTAGTTATAGCTCCTGTCATAGCACCCCCACTTTTAGGAAGTGCAGCACTAGCTAATACACTTGCTGCTGCCACATCAACACCATCGAATGTTGAATTGGTAGTGATTGCTCCTGTCATAGCTCCACCCGACTTAGGTAATGCAGCCGTAGCTAAGACACCGTCTGCTGCGACATCTCTGCCATCTATAGTAGAGTTAGTAGTTACTGCTCCAGTAAAAGCACCTCCACCTTTTGGCATAGCGTTTGTTGCTAATGTACTGGCTGCTGCGACATCAACTCCGTCAAATGTTGAGTTCGTTGTAATAGCACCTGTCATTGCACCGCCAGATTTTGGAAGTGCAGCATCTGCTGTAACACCGTCTGCTGCAACATCACGAGTATCTATTAAACCGTTAGTTGTTACATTACCAGTAAATGCACCGCCAGATTTAGGCATAGCATTAGTAGCAAGTACGCCATCAGCAGCTACATCTCTACCATCAAATGTACTATTAGTGGTAATTGCTCCTGTCATTGCCCCACCAGCTTTTGGAAGGGCTGCTGCTGCGGTAGCTGTAGTTGAAGTTAATACTCCATCTCTAGTAGCTATGTCAACACCATCGAAAGTACTGTTAGTTGTTATAGCACCTGTCATTGCTCCACCTGCTTTCGGTAAAGCTGCGTTAGCTGTTGTGTTACCTGTAACGCCAGTAGCTATATCAGTATTAATTGAGTTGGCTAACTTGGCTGCTGTTACATTGTCATCTAAAATCTTTGCTGTTGTAACATTGTCATCTAAAATTTTTGCTGTTGTTACTGCGTTGTTTGATAACTCTGCTACTGTAATAGAGTTGTTAGCTAGGTCTGCTGCTACAATAACATCAACTCCAATCTTAGCTGAAGTGATTGCGTTGTCTGCAATTTCTGTTGTGCCTACTGCTGACGCTGCTATGTGTTTGTTTAATACTGAGTCATCTGGTAAGACATTAGTAATGGTTACTTTCTTAGAAGTACCACCATCGTTAATTAGTAGTTCCTCACTACCTGCTGTATTTGTTTTTGCTGTTAGTGCTGATACTTTAATTTGTGCCATTATTGATGCTCCGCTATAATATATACTGATTGTTCAAAAGGTTGTGCATTGAGGTCTATCCTTGCTTCATCAACTAAATAATTGCCATTTTCTAGTAGAATTTCTAGTGCTGTTGTTACTGTAGGATCAAAATCTCTTTGCCATTGCCTTCTATTAGCAAGAGTAGCTAATGCTTTCTGTTTTCTCCAATGATATCTTTTTGGCATTACAGTATTACTCCATACTTTTTGTTGTTTTTAGCTACTAACCTTAATAATTTTTCACGCTCTACTTTTAATATGTCGTGAAATGATTTAATGCTTGTAGGTGAAGATACTTCGTGAGTTTTAGATATAAGTTTCTTACCTTCTTTTGGCTCTTCATACCTGGTAGCTTTTAATTCTTCTTTAGAGTCTTTTGGTGTTGTTGTAGAAGCATGATTGCCATCATATGTACCTTTTGGCACTTTAAGAGACTCTTTGTGAGATGGCAAAGTAGTTGATCCGTAAGTAGGTGCTTTTGCTTCACTTTCCACAGGCTCTAATTCTTCTTGTGGCTCTAACATATTGTCAAACATTTCAAGCAAAACATCTATTTCTGATTCTGGAGTCTCTTCTTCTTCACCAGCAAAGGTAAGTTTGTTATCTTCCATAAAACTTTCCAAAGATACAAAATCTTCATCATCTTCACTTTGATTCTTGTATTCAATTTCATAAGTAGCTGCCATTAATTGATTCCATACAGCAAGTACCTTTGCTTTAATTCTATCAACCTCTAAAGAGTTGCTAACAGAGCCTTCATGTGTACTATCTTCAAATATGTCCATTAAATTTATCCGATCCTAGTCGTTTACGCTCTCGCATATTAAAAAGAGTATCTTGATTGCCAAAATGAGGCTGTGTACCTCTAGCACTTATTATAAAATTACCTTTTTGTCCACATTCTGGACATTCTTTCTTTTGTAACCTGTCTTTCATAGAACACATTTCATCAAAAACATGGCTATCTTTACATTCGTATTCGTAAATAGGCATAATTATTGTTTAATTAACTTAGAATAACCCCCTCGTGAGAAGGGGTTACAACTTAATTAACTATTAAGTTCCTGGTACAATAAAAGCAACACCAGCAGTATCTCTAAGCTCTTTAACGCCATACAAAGTATCGGCAGTAAAAAGATCACCTAAATATTCTTGCTTGTATTGTGTTTGAGTACGCACTCCAACTTGCTCTGCTAAAACTAGAGCATCTTTGTGCATTATCATACCAACTCTATCAGTAGCAGTAGCAGCACCAGTTGTTACAGGACACGCAGTAGAAATATATATATCTATGCCATGAATCATACCAAGTTTGCCAGTTTTAATAGCATCGCCATTTCCAATAAACTGTTGCTCAGTAAATCTTTCAAGAAATAACAAGTCATTTGCTGCAATTGGAGGTATAACCATTACACGATTGTCCATAGGAACATCCGCATTATCAAGTTTTAGAATCATTGCTCTAATACCTGCTTCAGTAATGTCTGAACAGTTACGAGAGTTACCAGTATAAAGAGTAGTACCATCACCACCAATTACTGCTTTTTCATAAACAGCAGCTTGTCCAGAACCACCAACTACACCGCCTTGAAAACCTTCAGCTAATGCAAATAGACTAGAGTCCACTTGTTTTGCTAAAGCAAAGCCTGCATCGTCAGTATAGAATTTTCTCATACTAGCTAACGCTTGTACTTCTGCAATATCTTCAATCAACTTTGAGTATTCAAAGTGCTTGTCAATTACTACATCAATAACTGCGTTAGTAGCTGCACTCAATGTTACTTGTGTGTTAGCTGCTTTTGCTGTTGCAACACCTCTTGCTGGAACAGGTATTTTAATTGTGTTTCCTTTTTTGCCTTTATGCGACATCTTTGTTACTAAATTAGCTAACACAAGATTTGCCTTATATGCTCCAATTACTTCATCACTCCACAACGCAGGGATGAAGTTATTGGCTACGGCAGCCGTGGTGTTATTTGTTCCTAACGCCATTTTACTTCTCCTATTATATTATTATATTATTTGACCCTACCTTCTGCATACGCCTCTTGAATTTCTTCTGCTAGCGATGCATAACGATTTGGATCAGTTACCTGTAGATTAATCAAATCCGATCTACGGTATATTTTTTTGCCACCTAAACTAGAATCTGAAGTTGAACGAGTCTCAGAGCTTGTTGCTTTTAGTGCTTTATCTCTTTTAATACCTTCTGCTGCTTGAACCTCTTTTGTCTTGTCAATCATGTTGACTTTATCGAACATATCGAAGAGTTCTATTGCGTAATCAGGTCGATAATCACTATCTGCTTTTTTAAACATTTCAGTTCGTATTGCCGATTCACCTACCCATTTTTGAAAATCATCAGTAGCAACTTTTGTTTTCCAATCTGGATATGCTTTCTCTAAAACACTTACTTGATGTTGTTGTGCCTGGATTGTTCGTTCTTTTCTTGCTTCAATTAATTCTGGATGGTTTTCTATAGCTTTATTTACTGCATCCGCAGGGTCACTATAAAAATCTTGTTCAAAATTAACTGCTTCTTCTAGTGGTGAAATAGCTTCGGCTGCTTTTTTTGCATCTTGTAAAGTTTGTATTAATGCTCGCTGTTCGCCTAACTCTGTGTTTTGCGTAGCTTGCATTTTTTCAAAATTTTGATGCATCTCTATTAAATCTTCAGTTGTTTTCCCAGCATACTTCTCAGGAATAATAGATTCAGGTTGTTGGGTTTCCCCAGCCTGTAAATCTTGGGTTGTATCTTCTGTAAATTGTTCCTGGATGTCTGTTATTGGTGCTGCATCTAAAGGTGCAGTGTCTACTACTATACTCATTTGTGGTCTCCGCCCAGTAGGGTTATGAAGTTATGTAAATTTTGGAGTCTTAAAAAAATTACTCTTCTTGAGATTGTTCCAAAGTGATTTCAGTTGTGTTCTCAAGCGTTAATAAAAAACGAATGATAGTTAACTGCCCTTTCGCCTCGAAAAGGTCTCTCTCATCAGACATTGTGTCGATATCTACTACATTAGTCTGAATGTTTTCTAAATCAGCAACAAGATCAAGCCATCCATCTGACTCCATCATTGCTAACCTGTCCTCTATAAACTGTACATCTGTTTTGGCCATAGAAGGTTTTTAATTATTGGAAATTTCCGTTTATAACTGTTTTTGCACCAGCTTCTCTAGCTTTAGCTAGGTTTAATATAGTTTCAGATTTAAGATGCTCTACTTCTGGTATGTTGCGAGCAGTTTCACTGCGTTTGTTTTCAATATCAGCAGCAATTTTTTGCAATCCAATTTGATCTTTTTGTAATTTAAGTAGTTTCTCTTGGAAATCCATGTCATTTGGTTGATTGCTCATTGCATCTGATTGATGTTTCATAGCTCTAGCTTCTTCTTCTTTAGCTTCAGATAATGTCTTTTGTATGTTTGCTTCAAGCTGCTGCATTTCTAATTGCATATGTGCTTCTTGCATTTTTTGTGCTTCTTCATCAGGCTCATCACCTTGCATAAGCGCATTAACAATTTGATCTCTATTGTGCATAGAAGAATTTTGAAATGTTGCTAACAAAATAACATTAAACGCAGGTGAGTCTTTAGGAACAGCTTGTAACATTTGCACCATTTGCTGCATCTCTAGTTCTTTAGCCATAATGCCCATTGTTGAGTAAGGCACAAACTTATAATCAGTAACAGGGTAACGGTTTACATCAAATTGTATCTTCCTATACATTGCTTTGTTAATCATTGGTATAAGGAATGTATTTTGGAAGTTCATTAAAGTGCGTTTCTGCCTTTTAATAGAAGCAGACTGCATCATTGACATGCCACTAGCAGTATCATTACCTGCACTACCTGTATCTGCGCTTCCAGTACCCATTTGAATCATGTTTTGCAACGCTGTTACCTGCATAAATGTTGTCTGGTCAGTTTGCCCCATGTCTAAAGGCATAATAGCTTCTCTAGGAGAGCCATTAGTTAATATTGTTTTGCCAGGTCTAACTTCAAATTTGTGTCCTCGTGGTATGCGAGTTGCATCGGCAGCCATCATTGGCGTTGTAGTTAAAGCTAAAGAATCAATTCTTGCTCTTAATTCTGCATCTAATGCTTTTTGTGGGTTGTAACCTTTTTCACAAACGCCTCTACCCCAAAACTTGTTTGGTACGCAGTCATGTTGATATGAAATGAAAGGGCGGTCTACCATCATAAAAGCGTTCTCTTCTACTCGTAAGATGTACTCATCATTTACTATAGTAACGACAGCTTCTACTAATTCATCAGATTTATTGTATTCAAAGTCATCTTTATCTGCTTTAGCTTTTAAAAAGCGCTTTGGAACTTTACCCCAATACTCTGTAATCTTTACGGAGTCCGATTCATCAGAACCTCTAGTCTCTGGATCGTAAGTAAAGCGAGCTGATTGATAATCACCATCAATAGGAACATCTCTGTATACGCCAGAGCGTATTCCTTCAATAACATGGTATCTAGGCTTAATAACTTCATGTGCAACGCCTAGTGCATCATTAATATTGTTGGCAGAAGGGTCAATAAGAAACTCTTTAGGACTAATTGGCTCTATACGCACATCAATGGAAGGGTATTCAACGAGTTCTCGTTTAGTGGTAAGAGTGCCAGGAATCGGCACTTCAGAGGGGGAGCGTTCAATCGTTTGATCGACAACTATTTTACCAATACCCGTTCCATAAATTGCCCCATTCAAAAAGATTTCACAGATGGCATCTTTACAACCAGTCTTTTCCAAATCTTCTTGAAGTAAGTTGCGTATAAATTCCGCTTCAGATGGATCATCATCAAGCATGTCGTCTTTGATGTCAAACCATTTTCCACGACCAAACGAAGCTTCTTCTAGCTCTGCTACGCTTGACTCAATAGCTTGCTGAAGAGCAGGGGCTATAATTCTTGACTTTTCAGACTGCCTGGTTTTATCTTCGGCTGACCATATACCTCTCCACAAGCGATAATACTCATCCCAGTTTTGGGTGTAGTTAATATCTCTGTGAGTGCGCCATCCATCTAGCCGATAATTAAGCCATGATGCTAAAGCTTGGTATTTTGTTTCTTTATTATTCAAAAGGGTTCACCAATAATATCCTTAGAAAAGTTTTCCTATATTATACCTTATAGAGTAGCTTATAACTCCATATCTGCCCATATAGAGGACATTTAATTAAAGTGAGGGGTTAGGGGCGGTTAAAACAAAGATTGCTCTAATGTAATTTACGCTTATCCTGTTCGACTTCGACATATCCATCGATTAACATTTTACAAATAGTCATATCTACCATTTCAGAGTTAGAAAAGGTTTCAAAATTTAAATCTTCAATCATATTAGCAATAATTTGACACGCTACAACATAACGAGTCTCTAAGTTCATCTCTGATTCAGAGTAAACAAGTATTTCATGTAGTTCTGCTTCACTTAAATCTTCAAAATCAAAATCTATCATATTAATATCCTGCAATTGGGTCTGATGGCTGCCAATCATCTTCTAATTCGATTGACATTGAGTAGTC